CTCGTACTTGTCGTAGATGATGTCCTTGGTCGGGTCGTTGCGCACGCCAGAATCGACCCAGCCGATGCCGACTTTCACGGCGTCCTCGAAGGCGCGCGAGCGGTTGAAGGCGGACCGGTTCACGTCGGTGACGTACTTCATCACCTTGGTCTTCACGTCGGCCATCTGCACGTCGTCCTCGGTGCGCGGCAGGACGCTCCAGTCCACGCGCGACCGGCGCTCCGTGCCGATCATCCAGTCCGCCATCGGCGCCACTTCGTTGAACACCAGGGGCACCTGGCCGCGCTCCTCCAGCACCGCCGCGTCGGCGGGGTCCCACTGGTCGCCGTCGTACATGTCGGCGTCGATCGCCATGTCCATGCGGTTCACGGCCTGGATGTCGCGCTCGCGGTAATACCAGCCCAGGCACTTCTTCAGGGTCGCCCGCGCTTCCGGCCCGTCCAGCGGATGCGGCTCTTTCCCGTCCTCGTCCTGGTCGAACTGCAGCGGCGCATCATTCAGGATGTGCTCGCCCACCCCCGTGTGGCGATGGACGCGCACCTCAAGAGCGGACATATTCCGCCCCCTGGTCCTCGATCACCACGGCCTCGGACGCGATTTCCTTGCCGTCGAGCTTCGCGATCAGCGTGCCGATTTCCTGGCCCGCGCGCTCCCACGCCGGCTCGCTGGGCATGGTGATCAGGTCCGGCAGGCCCTCGTTGATGATGGTGGCCACCCGCACCCAGTTGGGGCGGGAGGGCTCCAGGCCCAGGACTTCGCACGCCACCCGGCACTGTCGCGCCAGGTATTCGGGGATGTCGTAGAGATAGGCCGCGCTGTCCATCACCACGTACCAGGGGGCACGGGCGCGCAGGTGCGGAATCAGGACCATGGCGCGCTCGCCGTTGATCCAGGTGTAGATCGCCATCAGGTCGCCGTGCTGGCGGTGCAGGTGCGCTTTGCGCAGGTCGATACATGCAGGCATGGCCGGCAAGATGGCAGGCTTGGTACGGGCCAGGGTCAGGAATATGTCCACCTCGCCGTCGGCCGGAAGCCAGCTCAGCGCGCCATCCCGCCCCCGCGCCGCTTGACCTTCCCCGCCCTGCTGCGGGCCGCGCCCACCACGCCAGCGTCCTTCGCCTGCGCGTACTGGCGGAAGGCGTCGGCCCCTTCCGTGCACCCGTTCGACTTGTCCGGCTTGTTGATGTATTTGCCGTCCGCGCGGCTGAACCGCTTCTTGTATCCCTCCAGCCGGCTGATGCCCTTCTTGCACCGCTCCTTGTCCAGCACCACGGTCTTGAGCCACTTCCGGGTCATGTAGACCCCGGTCATGAGGTCGGGAATCACGGGCAGCACCTCGAAGTCGTCATTCGGTAGCAGCTCCTCGAGCATGTCGCGGGTGGACTGGTTGCCGCGGCTGGTCAGGCGCTCCGCCGCGGCGTCGTGCGGCAGGAAGTGCGTGGCGTAGACGTACGGCTTCTCCCGCAGCAACTGCACGTACTCCCGCAGGTCCAGCCCGTGGCCTTCCAGGTAGTCGATGAAGCGGTCTTGCCCGGCCACCGTCTGCATGAACCAGATCGCCGTGCCGTCCGAGTTGCCGATGTCCCAGAAGGTGAAGACGGGCGAATCCGCCACGGGCACGGCCAGGATGCCGCCGCGCTTGCGCACCGCCGCCATGTCCTTGGCGTAGTAGTGGCCCTCGGTGCTGATCTGGAAGGCCTCCGCCGGGGTGGACGGGTATTCCTGCCACATCTTTTCCGCGGCGCCGCTGAAGTCCGCGTCCCGCGTCGCCACGTACCAGGTGCGCTGCTCCTCATCGATGACACACGACATGGCGCCTTCGATCTCATCGAAATATTCGTGGTCATCATCCGTGAGGTCCACAGAGCCCACGGGCAGCCGGTACTTCGGTTCCTGCCACCACGCGTAGAAGTGGAAGCGGTAGTCCTTGGGCGTCAGGTCCGCCTTCGACAGGTGCATGCCTTGGCTGCGCTGGGTCATCGCATAGAAGGGCCCTTCCCGCCCCTCCGCCGTGGACTCGATCACCAGAACGCCATTCGTGGGCACGGCGGGGATGGAGCCCGTCACCACCTCCTGCGCCTTGTCGGGGTACTTCGCGCAAATCTTGCCGAACTCCGAGACGTGCAGCCGGTGGATGGTGCCGCCGCGCAGGGAGGTGGCCACGCGCACGCTGCTGTTGTTGTGGGCGAAAAGCAGCTCGCTCGCACTGTCGCGCGCCAGGGGGAACCGCTCGCGCAGCGCCTCCGGCAGGTTCTGGTAGGCGAACTTCACCTTGTCGCGGAAGATCGCCTCCGCCGCCTCCCGGTCCTGCGCCAAGATGCCGCACCGTTGGTCATCGTTGAAAAGGGCGTGGTCGAGCCACATGATCGCAATCAGCGTCGTGAACCCCAGCTGCCGGGCCTTCAGGATCAGGTTGCGATGCCACAGCCTGGCGATGAACCGGCGCTGGGCCCGGTTGGGCTTGAAGGGCAGCACGGCCGCGTCCTCGTCGCCGTCGCCCTTCACCATGATCTTGTAGAGCACGCCGCTGAAGAGGCGCCACTGCGGATCGGCCAGGCACTCGGCCAGCTCGGCGTCCGTCGCCGGCACGAAGTCGTGCGGGATGCTCTTGCGCTGGGCCACGGTCAGCCCTCGTCGTGCTCAGGATCACGCGCCACGGGCTGGAACGCGGACGCGCCGCTGCCGGTGATCGCCTTCAGCATCCGGGTCAGGCCATCGACCGGCGCCGCTTCCTTGTCGTTCATCCCGAAGGCCTGGCGCTCCATGTCCACCAGCTTCTGCAGGCTCTCGGCCAGCACCTTCATGGTCTTGGACCGCTCGGGCAGGCTGATCACCGCCTGATACACCTCGTTCAGGCGATCGCGTCCGGTCTTCTCGTCCGGGTTCTTCAGCAGCTCGCCCAGCTCCTCCAGCAGCACCAGGGTATCCGGGTCGGTCTGGCGTTCCAGTTCATCCAGCAGCGCATTCGTCAGGCGGCGCGCGCGGTGGATGTCGCGGCGGTGGGCCAGCCGCACGTCGGCGACGGCGTGGGCGTTGGCATCCACCACCGCCTGCTCTTTCATCCTGGTATCCGCGGATACCGGAGTGGATACCGCCGCCCTGGATACCAGCGCGTCCGCCTTGGCGTGGATCTTCTCGGACAGGTCGCGCTCCCACCCGTCCCGCTTCGCGCGCTTGTTGATGGCGCCGTGCGTGATGCCGTGCTCCTCCGCGATCTGGCGCAGGGTCTTGATGCCGGCCCGGTAGTCCAGCTCGATGCGCTCCCAGTCCGGCGCGGGCTTCGAATTGCTCATGTACCGAAGCTGTCAGGCTTGGCACGGCGCTGGGAGCCCTTCGCACTGCGGGAACGCCCGTTGCCCTTTGAAAGCATGACCGATCAGCTCTACGAACATTCCCGACTCATTGCCGAGTCGCAAGAATTGAGGGATCGTGCGGTAATAGAACGGGCGCAATATCGAGTAGCGCTAGAAGAATCTCGCCGCGCCCTTCAGGCGCTACGCATCACGCTGAAACGAAGCCCGAACCAGCCTGACCGCAGCGAACCCAAAACTACATCTCAAGAATAGACTTTGCCGATTCACCACGCGCTCACGGGCTGTACTCCCTCAGCAGCCGACGGAGCCGCGCAGTAGCTACTCGCCGTAAGCGGGCAATCCGGAGTTTCCGCGCAGCGGATGGCAACGGCGCGGCCGGGTTCAGCTGCCACATCAGCAGCGTCATTTCCGCTTCCTGCGCACGGCGATGAGCGGACCGCCACAGTGCGAACACCACAGTTTCTGTACGTCTCATGGCATGGAAAAATAGTCACCGCGCACAGTCGAGTCAATAGGACTGTGGAGCTATCCAACAGGGCCTTCTGATGGCTCAGAACTGGACGCAATCACCACGCCCTCCGGCGCGCAGCAGGGCCCGAGCCCTCCGTGGCGTCCGGCTGCGGCCGACGCCCCAGCAGCTGGACCATCTGCCGGGCGATCTCAACACCCAGCCGGGCCTCCAGCCAGCCGGCCGGCGAGCGATAGAGGGCGTCTTCAGAGATGGCGTAGACGACTTCCTCGCCGTCCAGGGTCACGCGCATGTGAATCTGGGAATCGAAGTCTCGCGGGCCGGGCGGGCGGCGCCGGAAGCCAACCAGCAGTGTGCGCATGCGTTGGACCTTCAGTGCGACGTCTTCCCTGCCGACGTTCGTCGTGATGTCGTCCACGCGAGGCTGCAGGTGCGGCCGCGGAAACGCCTCGAAGTCCCCCCCGGCGCGGCCGTAGGGATGCCGGCCTGCATGTTTCGGAGGCAGGGCGATGGAAGTGCCCAGCATCTCGCGCGCCTCGTCCAGCACGTCCTCGAGGGCGCGTACCTCCTGCCGCATGGCCTCGGCGCGGCTGGCCTGGCTGCGCGCCGCGTCAAGGCGGGTTTCCGCCAGCTGCTGCGCCGCCTGCAGCGCCTCGCGGGCCCGGCGCCGCTGGTTGCGGCCGAATCTCTGTGCCATCGCTCAATTTCCTTTCAGCTTGTAGCGCGCCACGGGCTTGCGCCCGGGCAGTTCGGCCGTCTCGGCCAGGATGAAGCCCTGCCCCGTCAGGTACTGCAGGGCCCAATCCACCTCCCCCTTGGAGCGGCCCAGGGCCAGCACCAGCTCGGGGTGGAAGAACCAGCGCAAGGGATGCAGGCGCAGGAACCGCAGCAGTACGTCCGTTCCGCTGCCGGGACGGATCACACCGGCCGGCCGAGGGTTGCCATGCCGCGGGCGCTCAGGCTCAACGCGGGCGCCTATCTGCCCCGCGATCCAGTTGATGGGGTCGCTCACCGTCGTCACAGCTGGTTGGCATCCCCGGCACGGTCAGCCTCGGCGGAGGGCGCGGGCACCGGGCCGCCCAGCCCCAGGCGCCCCTCGCCCCCCAGGGCTTCGATCAGGTCCGGGATCAGCCTGGCCAGTTCCCCCGTGGCGAGCGCCACGTCGGTGTCGAAGCCGCTGTCCTGCTGGCCCTGCCCTTCGAACACCACGTCGAGGAAGTGCAGCTTTCGCAGCTGCAGCCCGTCCGTGAGCACCAGCGCCACGCGATCGTCCCAGGCCAGCGCGAGCTTCGTGGGCAGCTTGCCGGCGGCGATGTGCCCGCGGATTTCATCGATGTCCAGCGGATGCCGGCCGTACCGCACCACAGCCTTGGACTCGTCGGCCGCTTTCAACTCGCACTCGCGCTCCACGCTGAAGCCCCTCGGGGGCTCCTGCTCCTTTAACCAGTGGGCCATGGCCGCCTGCGGGCTGGTGGCGGTGTCCAGCAGCGAAACCGACAGCCCCGGCAGCGCCTCGACCAGAAGAGACACCACCTCGTCGGCCCGCGACTGGCTCGCAGCGTCCAGCACCAACAGCCGGGCCTCGGGGTCGATC